GTAAAATCACAATGGTCGTAATAACTGTGCAAGGCGCAGATCTAATAAGACGAACAATTGCAAGATTATATCCAAGATTAGCGGTTAATGATGATGACGGCGTCTTCCAATTTTATAAGTTTTCTGATAATATACGAAAGATACGAATGAAGCATGGTGTTACATATTCTAGGAGTGGTGATGAGATTAAGATGGCTATTAAGAAAGGAAGTGAGATGTTATATGGATTGCCTGTTTTATCAGATGCGAGCTGGCATGATATTTTAGGTGGGTGCACAAAGCAGAGTGAAGCATTTAAGATATTATGTGATTCAGTGTTGCCGATATTAGAGTTAGAACCAGAAGAAGAGTTCTTGAGACACTATCATATTGACAAGAATGATCTGTCGGGCGTATTTAAATTTATCGAATTTAGAGCTAAAAATGAGATGCAGATATACGGGGATTTACCTATTAAAGTATGGTGCTCATTCCTAGTTGAATTGTCGAACTTAAGGCGGCATGAGCCACTAGGATTAACTGTGATGAGAGAATATGTAGAGCGATTCGGTGAACCGTTTCACCAAGGGTTCAGAGATTTATCGCGGCTAGAAGACTCACAAGGAATGTGTACAGCGCCCCTCATATTTGAAATGTGTTGCATGGAATCAATTCTTGAATTTAACATATTGATGCGTATGGAGGAAGAGGGTGTGAGTGCGCTGGAGTTTGGTGATACGCAGATTGATCCGATTGCGTTGTTACGCGAATTCTTTATCATTTGTTTGCCTCATCCTAAAAAGATAAATAACATGTTAAGGTCACCCTATTCATGGTTTGTCAAATCTTGGGGAGTTGCTGCTAATCCAATAGTTGTTTTATCCTCGGATGGTGGGGATGACCGAAATGCGAAGGATGTCTATTACAAGAATTTCCGTACTGTGAAAAACACGTATACGCCGATTTTTAAAGCAGATTTTTATAAGACAAGTCGTAAGCTTAACGAGGATAAAGTTCGAGAGACAATTGAGTATTCTCAGAAGTTAGGTGCGCATTCAAAGGAGTTACCGATATTTCAGAAGATGTTGCATGCGGTCTATGAGACACCATTCCTACCATTTAAAGCGACACATGTAATGTTAGCCTCGTTCTTGTTAAGCATCCAAACGATTACTGGGTATGGACGTGCATGGGTTAAAAATGTAGGAACGGATTTCGCGGCGCAAAAGAAGCCTACGCCAGATAACTTAATTGAAGCAGTGTCTGATTGTACACGCGAGAATTTTGTTGTAGCTTATAAAGAAGCGAAAGATCATAAAGAAGAGATAGTAATGCCGGAGGATTTGTACACATCGATGCTGAGGCTAGCGCGAAATACAAGCTCAGGATTCTCAACGAAGATTTTAGTTAAGAAGAGGTTTGGTCCAAATTCAGCTAAGAAAGAAATGGTTGAAATTCTATCGCGAATCAAAGCATTGGTTATTTTCACAAAGGGTCACGAAGTTTTCACTGAGACGGAATTAAAGAAAAAGTATAATACGAAGGAATTATACCAAACAAAAGGTTCCAGGGATGTTCCGATTAAGTCAACAAGAACCATCTTTTCAATTAACTTATCGGTACTAGTGCCTCAACTTCTAGTTACTTTACCGCTAAATGAATATTTCGCAAGGGTAGGAGGTTCTACCTCACCGGACACGAGAAAGATAGGTGGAAAGATTATCGTTGGAGATTTAGAGGCGACTGGATCGCGCGTGATGGATGCGGCAGATACATTTCGGAACTCAGCTGATCCGGATATATTAACAATTGCAATTGATTACAGTGAATATGATACCCACTTAACGAGATACAATTTCAGGAAAGGCATGCTAGAAGGAATCCGAAAAGCAATGGAACCGTACAAGCATTTACGTTACGAAGGGTACACCCTGGACGAAATCATCGATTTCGGATATGGGGAAGGACGTGTAGCGAAAACGCTATGGAATGGTAAACGGCGCATTTATAAAACGACAGCCGACAGATACATGAAGCTCTCGGAAGAAGAACGTATGAGTGGTGATTTCAAGGTTCCAATGGGCGTTAAACCAGTTAGCTCCACGGATGTAGCGGGCAGAATTGCAGTAGAGACTGGTTTCGATATGCTGGTTGCAGCGACAGATGGGAGCGACTTAGCCATGATAGATACGCATTTATCTGGCGAGAATTCAACTTTAATTGCGAACTCGATGCATAATATGGCTATAGGTGGGTTGATTCAAGAACATGTTAGAAGAGAAGTTGGTCAAGAAATTGTATTTTTATCTGAACAGTACGTGGGTGACGATACGCTATTTTACGCTCAGCTACATACGCGTGATCTGAAAAAGATCGATCATGCATACAAGACTATTTTCGATGTAGTAGAGAAGTGTGGTCATGAAGCATCATCATCAAAGACCTTAATCGCACCCTTCTCAGTAGAGAAAACGCAGACACACGCGAAACAGGGGATTTACATACCTCAAGACCGTATGATGATAGTGTCTTCGGAAAGGCGGAAGGATATAGAAGATGTTCAGGGATACGTTCGTTCTCAAGTACAGACCATGGTTACAAAAGTAAGCCGTGGATTTTCTCATGATCTGGCAGTATTGATTTTGATGCTTAAATCCGCATTTGTAGGGGCATGGAAACTGAAACGTACCATATTACATGATGGTATATATAGAGATCGAAGATTTGACTCAAATGATGAGGATGGATACACCTTGGTACAAATCAGGAATCCTCTATCCCTATTTGTTCCGATAGCATGGAACGGATTTGGTGCACACCCAGCGGCAATTAATATTGTTATGACAGAAGAGATATTTATTGATTCGATGATGATGTCTAGGTTGGATGAGCTGATGCGACCCATACATAAAATCGTTAATAAGTTACCGCCGTTATGGAACGAGACGGCAGGAGATAAACGTGGTGTTTATGCGGAGACGAAGATGAGTTTTTTCGGTAAAATGGCGAGACCTGCTGTGCAGGTCGCCTTGCAAAACCCTGAAATAATGGATGCGGTTGAACTGCTACCATTAGGTGATTTTTCGCCAGGGCGATTGTCTCGAACTATGATGCATAGCGCATTATTGAAAGAATCAACCGCACGTGGGTTACTCGCAGCAGGGTATGAGCTGGAATTTCAAAAGGATTTAAATAAATGGAAAGGACAAGGTGTAAGTTTGAAGCTGCGCGAGGAGCCAGGTGTTATTTCCACTGCGTATGCGAAGATGTTTGATGTTTATTTCGAAGAGAAGATAGAAGAGGTTAATCACACGTTTCCAGATCAAAATTTATCACCGCAATTCTACATACAAAAAATGAAGATAGGGCCAAGGGCTAGTACAAGACTACGTACATCATACATAGATCGCATTGATGTTATTCTAAGGAAAGATGTTGTAATGCGTGGGTTCATCACCGCAAATACAATTCTGAATGTTCTTGATCAACTAGGAACTAGTCACACGGCTTCAGATTTGACTACAGTTTTTACCTTAATGAATATTGAGCAGCGCGTTGCTGAGGAGTTATCGGAATACCTTACTTCGGAGAGAGTTCGGTTCGATGCACTTAAGCTGTTGAAGAAAGGAATTGCAGGCGACGAATTTACGATGTCCTTAGATGTGGCTACCCAGCATATGATTGACACTTATCTACGTTATCCCCATCAGCTAACTAAAACGGAAGTTGATGCGATCGCACTGTATGTTAGTCAAATCATTATGCTACGGTGCGCGGCTGGCTATCCACTACAGAAAGTTCGTGTTGTCGTGACGGAAGATGAGAAACGAAGATATAAGGTGCGCGCAGCTAGGTTTCGAACGCATGTGCCTAGAATCAAGATAGTAAAGAAGCTGATGGATTTGAATCGGATGTCCGTAAGGACACTCGAGAATCAGTTCGTTTAATTAGCGCGCCCGTGATACACTTAC